CAAGAATACTTTCTGTTCCGCACAACAAAGGTTATTTTGGTTATGTAGATCCACCTAAAGGAACCACCATATGGGAAACAGAAACCCATAAGCAAGACTTAGTATCTTTGTTTAATCAGATAACGAATAAAATTCAATCGTAATGCCAGACTTACACTGCCCAGAATGCGGTAGCGAGAGATTCGAGAGATCTCTCACTATGAAAGTAAAAGACGGGAAGACCTATTATGTCGAAGGGAGCTGCGAATGCGGAGCCCAAATGGAGCTCACTAACCCAAAAACTGGTGTTGCATCTTTGGGAAAAATGGGTAGATTTGGAAGAAGTTATTAATGTCCAATTTAATAGACATAGAAGGATATGAAACTAAGGGGATTAAGATCGACCCTAACGGTACAGAAGGAGAAGTCATCGAACTCCATGGGCTACTCGTGGTACTTCCAAAGAAACCACCCAGATCGCAGATTCTCTTCCATGACTCACCAAAGTCAATGCAGCTGTGGAAGAGGATACCTATGCCAGAGGAATTGCAGCGGATACGCAGTATGGATGAGTGGCTCGAAAAGCCTGCCGAGTTTCGGAAAAAGTTTCATTCTTACATCGAACAAGAGTTTCAGCGTAGGCGTGACGGTGTTTGGTTTTACAATAATGGGGAACCTACGTATATTACAGGGCGACACTATATGTTTCTACAATGGTCTAAAATTGATATCGGATATCCATCATACCTCGCTTTCCAAAAGGAAATCTTTCTCCACATGGCTGCTTGCGAAGCTGATCCCCGTTGTTTCGGTCAGCTATATACTAAGTGTCGTCGTTCTGGCTACACTAATATATGCTCTGCTGTCCTTGTGGACGAGGCTAGTCAAGTTAAAGAGAAGCTTCTGGGCATTCAGTCAAAGACTGGTAAGGACTCCCAGGAAAACATTTTCATGAAGAAAGTGGTTGCGATATTCCGCAGCTACCCGTTTTTCTTCAAGCCAATTCAGGATGGTACTACGAATCCCCGCATGGAGCTCGCTTTCAGAGAGCCTTCGAAGAGAATTACTAAAAGCAACAAAACCTCAAACAGAGGAGACGCCCTCAACACAGTCATAAACTGGAAGAACACTACGAATAACGCATACGACGGGGAGAAGCTACACATGCTGTATCTGGACGAGGCTGGAAAATGGGAAAAGCCAGCAGACATCCGTGAGGCATGGAGAATTGAAAGAACCTGTCTCATTGTAGGTAAAAGAGTTGTTGGGAAAGCTCTAGTTGGCAGCACCGTCAATCCAATGGATAAAGGCGGTAAAGAATACAGGGATTTATGGGCTGATTCAGACCCAAACGAACGAAACAACAACGGGAGAACTAGGTCTGGATTGTACAGGATATTTATTCCAGCTTACGATGCGCTTGAAGGCTTTTTCGACAAACACGGAAACCCAGTAGTCGAAGACCCAGAGAAAGAGCTGATTGGTGTAGACGGCGACTTTGTTGACCAAGGAAGCAAGAAATACCTCAAAAACGAAAGACACTCATTTAGGAACGACCCTTCAGAGCTAAACGAAATCATTAGGCAGTTTCCCTTCACTGAAGACGAAGCATTCAGGGATAGCATCGAGGGAAGCTTGTTTAACATTGGTAAGATCTACCAGCAAATTGAGCACAACGACAGCCTATACCCTAATCCAATAGTTCAGGGTAATTTTGTATGGAGAACAAAAGATGAAGAGGTCGTTTTTTCTCCAGATCCAAACGGAAGATTCCGAGTTGCCTGGCTTCCGCCTGACCATTTAAGAAATAAAAAGGCCGACGAGAGAGGAAAGAGAGTGGCTCCAAACGGGCACATTGGAGTTGGAGGCGTTGACTCATACGATCTAGACGCAACTGTTGACGGGAGAGGGTCCAAGGGTGCGTTGCATCTTTACAACAAATTCAACATGGACGCGCCTCCAAATACATTTGTTGTTGAGTACGCTTCACGTCCAGATCTAGCAAGCATATTCTACGAAGACGTATTAATGTGCGCTTTTTTCTATGGGTATCCGATACTTATAGAGAATAACAAATACGGGATTGCAAGATACTTTGAGTCAAGGGGCTATGATGGTTACTTGATGGATAGACCACCTCATCTTAAAAACAATAGCTCCAGCTCTAACGTAAAAACAAAAGGCATTCCGTCTAATTCTCAAGATGTGATTCAGGCTCATGCTCATGCGATTGAAGCTTATATTCACGATCACGTTGGCGTAAACTTAGAAGATGGGTCGATGGGTAAAATGCTATTTAACAGAACTTTAGAGGACTGGATTGGATACAAGATAGACAAGCGAACTAAGTTTGACTTGACGATTAGCTCGGGATTAGCGCTGCTTGCAGCGCAAAAAGAAAAGAAAGAAAAGAAGAAAACAGACTTTTCCGATAAGAAATTTTTTAGGACTCACAAGCCAAAAGCCTGGCACTTGTAGTTTTACTATATTTGCAATGAGTTAAAATGACTCTACTTATTGCAGATGTATAGTAACAATAAAAAATCTTCTAACTTTCCTGACCCCTTGGCTTCTTCTGAGGAAAAGCAAGGAAAAGGATATGGACTTAAATATGCTAAGTCTATATATCAGCAGTGGGGAAAGATAGATCAGCAAGATTCTATTTACGGTAATAGAAAAAAAACTTTCGAGAAAAACCGTAGATACGCAAATGGCACACAAGACACGGCAATCTATAGGTCGCTTCTTACTTCTTTGGATCCTAATAACGGGGATGGAAGTATGCTTAATCTGGATTTCACACCAGTTCCTATCCTTCCTAAATTCGTTAGGATCGTAGTAAATAAGATCCTTTCTTTAAACCCGTATCCAAACCTAGAAGCGGTTGATCCACTTTCTTCTTCTGAAAAAGACACCGATCGGAGAAAGATAGAAATGCTGATAGCAGCTAAAAACCAGCTAAAAAAGATAGAGGACAAGACAGGCGTTGTTATTGGAATGGATTCAAACGCTATCCCTGATACGCTGGAAGAGGTTGAAATATTTATCGGAAACAATATTAAGTCTTCTTCTGAGATTGCAGCTCAGATTGCCACCAATCTTACGCTTGATTGGAATGACTTTAATGAGGGTGTTTTGCGTAGGTGTGTAAACGACTTGGCAGTGCTAGGGATGTCAGTCGTAAAAAGAGACAACGATCCGCAGCACGGTATAAAGACAAGCTACGTAGACCCAGTTAATTTCGTACACAGCTTTACTGAGGACCCAAACTTTAGCGATTTAGTTTATGCTGGACATGTAAAACACGTTCCAATCCAGGAGCTTAAGCGCATGGCTGGCGATCAGTTTTCAGAAGAAGACTATAAGATTATTGCTCAAAAAGCTCAAAAAAAATACGGGTACGATGCGTCCAAGCTTAGCCAGTCCTCTTACGACAGGGTAAATAACGTTAGTAGTTTTGGTTATGACGAGTACATGATCGAGGTGCTGGACTTTGAGTTTATATCTGTCGATTGTGAGTACTTTGAGTCTAAAGAAAGCAGATATGGTAATGTAGGGTTTTACTCTAAAGGAGAGAGCTACAAAGCGCCTAAAAACTCTGTATTCAACAGAGAGGTTTCAAAATTAGAAAACGCCTCTGTATACGGAGGATGCTACGTTTTAGGTACTGACTTTTTGTTTAATTACGGGAAGAAGAATAACATCCCGAAGAATATTCACGACATCTCTCGAACCAATCTTTCGTATTCTGTCTGCGCTACCAACCTGCTAGACATGATGCCTAAGTCTATGGTAGACAGTTGTATTGGGTTTGCGGATCAACTTCAGTTAACTCACCTTAAGATCCAGCAAGCTGTAGCAAAAGCAAAGCCAGACGGAATCATTATCGACATCGAAGGTTTAGAAAACGTCCAGCTTGGCAAAGGCGGGGAGCTTCAGCCTTTGGACTTGCATGATATTTACGAGCAAACGGGCGTCTTCTATTACAGGAGCAAAAACCCAGACGGAGGATTCCAGAATCCGCCCATCAGGGAGATTGGCAACAGCATTAGGAACATTAATGAGCTGATTGGACTATATAATCATTATCTCAAGATGATTCGTGACGCAACAGGAATCAATGAGGTTATGGACGCTACTTCCCCGAAAGGAGACGCGTTGGTCGGGGTGAGACAGCAGGCTTTAGCTGCTGCAAACAACGCTATTTATGACATCACGAACGCTTCTATGGTTCTTTACAAGAAGGTTTGTAGTGATATTGTGAAATGCATCCAGGTTATTCACCCTGATTCTGTTCTCTATCAGATATATGAAAACGCAATCGGAAAAGAAAACATGAGCGTATTGAGTTCTTTCAGAAACTTAGCCATGTACAATTTCGGTGTACGTGTGGTAAAAGAAATGGAGGAAGCTGAACGGCAGTATTTAGAACAAAACATCCAAATCGCTCTTGGTCAGAAAGAAATCGACTTAGAAGATGCTATTGCTATTCGTCAGCTAAAAGACGTAAATCAAGCAGAGAGGCTCCTCATCGTAAGAAGAAAAAAGAGAATAGCTCAAGCGCAACAAATGGC